TACTACGACCAACCTTATCAGATAGATTAGGTTCTGCTGTATTTATATCAACACCAAAAGGAGTACAGAACTGGTTTAAAAGATTGTATGATGAAGCAGAAACTAAAGATGATTGGGAGAGATGGACATTCTCTACTTATGATAATCCAACAATAGATAAGAATGAGCTAGTAGAAGCCAAAAAAGAACTAGGTAGCTTCTTGTTCAGTCAAGAGTATGAAGCTAAGTTCGTAGACCAAGTAGGTGGCATAATCAAAGCAGATTGGTTTCAGTATTACCATCGAGAAGAAAAAACAGAGTTTGATGAGAATGATAACTACAAAGATTTTGTCTATTTAACAACTGATGTAGATAGTGTAAGGTTAGAAGATTTACGAATAGTAACAGCTGTGGACTTAGCAACATCAACTAAGACATCTGCTGACTTTACAGTGGCTACAACAATAGGTATTGATAAGAAGGATAGAATCTATGTTCTTGATGTCGTAAGAGATAAAGTAGAAGCACCAGAGATAATCAGTCTGCTTGAGAAGGTCAATGAGAAGTGGCAACCAGAAAAGATTGGGATAGAATCTGCTGGGTTTCAATTAGCTCTTATTCAGATAATACGCAGACAAACTTCTCTACCGATAGTAAAGTTAAAGGCAGATAAAGATAAGTTATCGAGAGCTTTGCCATTGAGTGCAAAAATGGAAGCATCTATGGTATTCTTTGCTAACGATAGTTTATGGTATTCTGAACTGGAGAAGGAGTTGTTACAGTTCCCATCTGGAGAGCATGATGACCAAGTTGATAGTTTGGCTTACGCAGTGTTGCAAGTTGCAAGAAGGAAACAAATAAAGGCATATTAGATGGCAGAGAGAAGAAGTTTCAGAGATATAGTTTTCGGAACTCGTAGATTCAGAGATGACAGACAAGTCAAGAGAGCTACTGGATTCAATTTTTTTAGAAATGACCCAAACGATTTAGTGTATGGTAACTCTTCTTACATACTAGGTTGGAACTCATCTGCTGGAGATTTTAACTTATCTGGTCTTGGTAATGGAGAATCAAACTCAGCAGTAACAGCTTGTTTGCAACTTCTAGGTATATCATTCTCTGAAGCAACATTACAAGTAATGATGACCGATGATGAAGGGCAAGAACAAGTTATACCTAACCACCCATTCTCAACATTGATGCGTAGACCAAACCCTTACATGTCTGGAGATGTGATACAGCAATACATAATTAATGCAATGCATGTTTCTGGTAATGCATATCTTATGAAGATGAAGAATGAAGCTGGACAATTGGTTGCACTTTATCCATTGATGCCAGAACAAGTTACTCCAAAAGGAGATAAAGAAAGTTTAGTAACAAAATATGAATATCAATTAGATGATGGAACTATGGTCATCAACAATCAGAACATGGTTCACTTCAAATTAGGGTTAGACCCAAAAGACCATAAAAAAGGTTACTCTCCATTAAAAACAGTATTAAGAGAAATCTATGGAGATGAGTCTGCTGGTCAGATGGCAACAGCTCTACTTGCAAACTCTGGTGTACCTTCAGTATTGATTACACCAAAAGATGATTATGGTTTAACAGAAACAGAAGCAGAACAGATTTCAAGAACATATCAACAGAAGGTTGGTGGCAAGAACAAAGGTAAACCATTGATTCTATCTGGTTCAATGAATGTAGAGAAGTTAGCATTCTCTCCAAAAGATTTAGATATTGGTGCATTGAGAAGAGTTCCAGAAGAGAGAATATCAGCAGTTCTTGGAGTACCAGCAATCTTAGCTGGTCTTGGTGCTGGACTAGATAGAGCAACCTATAACAATACATCAGAGCTTAGAGAATTTTTTACAGAACAAAAACTCATTCCATTATGGAGAATGATTGCAGAAGAATTAACTCAACAAGTTTTGTTACCAGACTATACAGAGAATCAGAATGTATCTGCAAAGTATGACTTCTCTGAAGTTAGAGCATTACAGACTGATGAGAGAGAAATGTATGAAAAACTAAACATCGGAGTACAAGGTGGTTGGATAACTATTGCAGAAGCAAGAAGTCAAGTTGGATTACCAACTAGTGAAGGTCAAGATATTTATTATGTATCAAACTCTGTAATACCAACACAAGCAGATATGGAAATGCCAGAACAAGAAACAGAAGAAGCAGAAGAACAAACAGAAGAAGTCGTTACAGAAGATATGGAAGAGAATGAAGAAAAGAGATTTGAAGATAAGGTAGTAAGAAAAGTAGGTAATCAGTTTTGTGTAATTGCTGAAGTGTCTGGTAGGAATATGGGTTGTTACCCAACAAGAGAACTAGCAAATGCCAGATTAGAACAAATATCAAGATTTAGTGAGAATCCAAAAGAGCGTGTAGGTAGAGATAAGTACACAACAATAGAAGAAGCTCAAGCTAGAGCAGAAGAGATTGGTTGTAGTGGTACTCATCAACATACCGAAGATGGACAAACAATCTATATGCCATGCTCAACTCATAATGAATATAGGCAGAGAACTGGACAGACTGAAGCAGATGGCTCGTATTGAGGATTTATCTGTAGATGATTCTGTAAGTTGGTCGATACCCAAACCACCACAAGAACCAAGCATCGCACATGGGATTATCGAAAGTCTCAACAGAGAAGATGAGACAGCAACCATAAGAGTATGGGCAATATTAGAGAATGGAGGTCATAGTGAAACTGATAGAGATGTTGAAATTGAAGTTGGCAGACTTAGAAAAATTGCTGATTTTAGGACTGAAGAAAACAAGCAAGTTTCTGCTCGAATTGAGCGAATACTTAGAGACAAGGTAGAAGAACATAACGCAGACAATCCACGCTATCGTGCAACCTTTCGAATGCTGGAAGCATGTTTTAGAAGAGGAGTTGGAGCATACAGAACAAATCCAGCATCAGTAAGGGGTAATGTTCGTTCAGCAGACCAATGGGCATTAGCAAGAGTCAATGGACTATTGTATGCATTACGCAATGGTAAGTTCAGAAGGACACCTTACGATAGGGATTTGCTTCCAAGCAACCACCCATTGAGTTCCAAATCCTACGAAGGGAAACAAGTTGGTACTGTTCCAGAGTTCATTCGGAAGAATGCACAGCGTGGTTTAGATAATCTTGAGTTTGCTGGAGATGGATTAGTAGAGAGAACTAAGAGAGAAGCCAGACTTATGAGAGATGGTCAAATATCTGAAGATAAAGTAATCAGAATGAATGCATGGTTCAAGAGACATGAATCAGATTTAGATTCTCCAAGAGCAAATGAGTATCTGCGTGGAGAAGGAAGAATGACAGCTGGTCAAGTAGCTTGGTTACTTTGGGGTGGAGACCTAGATAGAAGTAATCGTATGAGAGCGCAGAAGTGGGCAGAGAGACAAGTCAATCGTATAAGAGATGAAAAAGCATTTGAATCAGCACAAGAGTTAGTAAAGAGAAGAGAGCTACTCAGAAACTCTGAGTGGACAGTCAGATTAAATAGATTTAGAACAAAACAATCAAGAAATGAAGTGCAATCAAGTTACAAGAAGTTAATAGGAGACTGGGATTTTGCATTAGCAAGACAATACTTTGGCTTACTGGATAGTCAAAGAAAAACAATCAACAAGTTCCTTGCAGAGAATCCACCAACAATAGTTGGAATACAAGCATTAGTAAATAATCAAATAGATTTAACAACGACACAATGGAAGGAAGATTTAGAAGCTGTATATGAATCAATGTGTCTTGACTTTGCATTCTTCCAAACTGATTATCTTTTACCAGATGAAAAGGATAATACTGTTTATACACCAGCTGAACAAGAACGCATTGCAAGAGCAAGAAGAAGAAAACCTAGAAAAGAAATAGTCGAAGATGGTTTTTATCCAAGAAGAAGAGGTGGAGCGAGACTACCAGTAAATAGAACAGCATTTGACAGAGAAGCAAAAGCATTTGTACAAAACAGACTTGATACATTTTTACCAGATATGAGTAGGACTGCTAAAGATAATCTAAACAGAGCTTTGCGTAAAAGTTTTGATGAAGTAGCTGATT